AGACAACCTAAAGCCGCCTCAAAGCAACAAACCAAAAAAAACAACAAACCTAGACGCAGTCGCCGCTCCAAAACCAAGCTGGCGACCAAATGCACACTTTCACCAGTCGCCTGCCAATATGCGGAGACACTTGCCCACCCGGACACAGGTCCCCTTCTGGGCATCCCAAACGGTGATACCATTTATTCCAAGAAAGTTAGAGTGTGGTGCAGAGGCACAGTCGCCACTGCTGCCAATGCTAACTGCACTCTCCTCTGCCAGCCGTTTGCAGCCATGACCAATAACTGCAACGTGCTAGTTGCCACCTCCGGTGGTACCGCTTTCCCAGGCAACTTGGCGAGCGGTTCCACTACTAACGCCCCATACGCCGCCGCGGAATTTGACTCAACCAAAGTCCAAGGCCGGTTGGTTAGTGCGAGCCTTCGTGTCCGTTATGTAGGGACACAGCTCAATGCGGGTGGTGTGCACTATGGACTCCAAGAGCCCACACACGGTGGGATCCAGAACAAGGATGAGACATTCATCCTGTCTTCCACCTGTGGAGAGCAGAGAGCAATTACTGCGGGAGAACCCTGGTTCGAGGTTACTTACCGCCCCGTCGACCACCATGACACATCTTGGATTGACACCGTTACACGAACTGATGCTCACACCTACGACCTCAAGAGCGACGGAGCTATCGCCGCTTACGGAGCCTACCCATTCATGGGCATTTTCACCAAGGCTGCCGCAGCTACCCAGAACATACAATGGGAATTCTGGGCGGTTGTTGAGTACTCAGGACCCAATGTCGTTGGCAAGACACTCACCCCCCCCGATCTCCAGGGGTGGGCGTCAGTCATCGCCGCACACTCGCAATTTGACGAGATGCACGCAAATATAAACAGCAGACGCGACTCTGCACAATCCAGTTACGTTTCAGATACAATTAAATCATATGCTGACTATCTTCTCAACGCTGCTGCTCCATATGCTAAGACTTTTGCAGTCAACGCCGGCACTGCACTTCTACAGAATTATATGCCACGCCCTCGTGCTATACTTCCTGCACGTCATCGTCAGATATTGCAATGACATGCTGGCCCAAGCACTGCACCAGCTTGGTATGTGGAGCAATCATCCTTTCCACCTGCGAGTGGAGGAGGAGGAACTGGACT